CTGTAATGGGTGAAGTGCATTTTCTTTTCATATCGCTCATCTCCCTCTTTCCAGTTACGGCGAATTGATAATACAGCACCACTTGATTGCTCGATTGTTACAATATACGGACAAGCAGTCTTACCTTCGTGCATCTTATCTTCTGGCAACTCAAGGTAACAGTGCTGCTCAAGCAACACATACTGAGGGTCATTGTCTCCTGCTGGTGATAAACCTAATACGTTATCCATCTTAGATGCCATACCAGATAGTTCAGGTATGCCAGCATTAGGAAGGTCAATGTCAGCATACATACCTGCTTCCATACAACGAGCTATGTCAACAGGACTCCGATAAATAACGTGTGTGTATCTATCTGCTCTGCGTAGGTCAGAGGCGTAGTAGGACACATAGAACTGGTCGATAGGAACAAACTCACTAACAGGACGACCAAGACTTGAATCATAGTAAATCTTTTTGATAGCAGAACCAATCAAAGGTAGGTGAAACAACATACGCTCGAACTCATCAAAGTATTCGGGCATCTGTGTTGTAACTTGATAGTTCATAAAGTTCTGAACACGATTAGCTTGCTTTTGTTTTTCTAGTGTGGCGTTGCCAAGTACTTGCGCCTTTACTGGTCCTTTTGCAGGAAATAATTCTTGTGATGCTTTTGATTGGAACTTAACAGCTGACTCAATCAGCAATGGGTGAACAGCAGTAGCCGCACCCTCAAATGGCTCAGTGGTATCTTCTAGTTTCAAACCCAGCAGGTCAAAGCCACGTTCAAACATAGATTCCCATTCAGCACGAGAATCTTTGTCTGCTTCAAACTTATCTATTACTGTAAGACCAATCTCTTCAAGAGTAGCTTCGTCTAGTTTGTCTACAAGGTTTTCATAGAACTCAGATTCAACTTCAATCTCAACTTCAATTTCTTCACCCTCTGCTGAGAAGTCTACCTCTACTTCTCCTGTCTCTGGGTCAACTTCATAAGACACATTAGCAGATACTGGTTCATCTACCTTTATCTGTACTACGTTATCAGCTGGAATCTGTTCATATGGGTTTTTTTCTGTAGCCATTATAATTTCCTATATATTACGGATGAGCTTATTATAACACTAAGTCCTCCAGTATCCAACCCTCTTTTGTCTTCTTGGGTTATAATCATCTTCCCAGCTAGGGTCTTCGGGGTGTGTTACATTCCAGCTATCCTTCATGTAGTGTATCGCCATCGTCATTGCATCCACTTGGTCATCGTGTGCGCCATTCGGGAATGCAAGGCACTCATCAAATAAATCTTTTGCCCACTCCTTACCTCGTGGAATGTAAAGCCGTCCTGCTTCCATTATGGGGGTTGCAGAGTACACACGAGATACCTTGTCTCTGTCTGGCATGTACTCCAACACAGGCAGTCCAGCTTTACGCATGTCCTGTATCAAAGATTGTCCAGAGGCTTTCTTCTCTACAATGCAGATGTCAGGCTTGTGTCGTTGAAAAAGGAACTGTGCTGTACGCCGCAGGTCTGGATACTCGAACCTATCCTTTACATTACCAAGTAATATAAGATTAGGGACAACAGATTCTATTCCAAACTCGTCTTCTTCGACTTGGTGAAAGATGCCCCACGTTTGGATGACACTATAGTCTGCTGTTTTACGGGTCGAAAACGCAGTGTCATACGTTTGTATAATAAGTTCACACTGCGGCGGGTCTTCGTATTCCCACCACTCAAACCAGTTCTTTTTAATAATTCCACCTTCGTCTGGTGAGGGGTTCTGCATATATAATGCATCCCAGTACCTTGAACCGTTACTTGCCCGTATCTCTTGTTCATCTGTTCTTAATACCTCATCTGGTTTCCACTCAGGGAAATAGCTACCACCTTCAGGCAGTCCAAGTAAATCTGCAGCAGTCTCATCCAACCACGCAGGTATACTGATTACTTCCCATTTGTTTTCTGTTAATTCATTCTCCTGCTTCAGCAGCCAGCCACACAAGTCATCAAAGTGATAGCGTGTGTTAATAATAATGATAGCACCATTCGGCATCAAACGTGTACGCAGACCTGAAGGCCACCACTCCTTGATATACCTACGCCCTGCCTCTGAGAATGAATCCTCCTCCGACATAACGTCATCCAGTAGTGCAAGGTGTGCGCCACGACCAGCAATCTGTGAGCGTACACCAGCAGCATAGTAAGAGCCGTTGTGATTAGTCTTCCACTTACCAGCAGCCTTCACATCACTCCGCAGGGACACACCCTTGAAGATACGTTGGAACTGCTCGTCATTCACAATGTCCCTGACACTACGTCCAAAGTCACTAGCCAGCTGGTCACTGTGTGAGATAGACATAATCTCGTGGTTACTAAAGTGACCTATGTACCACGATGGAAAGAGCTTGCTGGTAATCAGGGATTTACTTGAGCGGGGTGGTAGGAATATCATTAACCTTTTTAAATCACCTTCTGCTACCTTTTGTAGTCTGTCACACAACACCTCAATGTGTCTGCCCATCTTGAAGTCTGTAACAAGAGTAGGAGCTACCATCCTAACATAAGTAAGGAAGTCTTGCTTTGCTTTCTTTTTGATGTAGTTCTTGAGTGTGTTATTGAAACCCATATGGGCTTCTATTGGTGGTGTTGTAATAATGTCACTGCTTTGCATAAATGATACCTATGTTGCGTAAATGATGTATCTACGTCTATTGTATCTCTCTCGAATCCGTGCTAAAATATTCTTACTTTAAAAGTTAGGGGTGATATATATAACCCCCGCCCGTATTGTTAATTATACACACAACCCTCCCAATATACAAGCACATACTTAGATAACTACAGAGAACTACGGCAGCCCCGCCGTGGTTTTTTTTATACCTATGATACACCTCCTTTATTTACTCTACTACTAGACCACCACTTTACTCATTTCTATTTCACATTCATTTACCAAATACACATTGTGAGAAACTTCCTAAATTTACTCGATATATGTCAGGGGCATATTATATATATATGTCTGTGTAAATTTTTGTGGTGGGGTGTTAATTAGAATCATTCCAATATACAGAATTTTTATCGGAAAGAATCCTTTTTAGAATTGTTCTAAACTATGCAGGAAATATTCGAGATTTTCTATTGTTGTATTTTTGCAACACATACATTTAATATAAATATTTGTTAAATTAGTTATTGCTTTTTATGTTTAGACGTGGTCTAAATAATTTGTGGCGATGTTGCCACGGATATTTGAAAGTTTAATATTATGTCAAAAATTTATACACCTAGTTTAGAGCAGTACCCTACTTACAATAACGTATGCATTAATGATGTTATCGTTTTTAAGACTAGCGACAATTTACTAGCTAGAGAAATATTCTTTAGACTATGCAAATTAGAGAACCAAGATTGGACTATATTGATAGAGTTAACTCCAATACTTCAAAATCAAGATATTGGTGATAGACTTGCGGAAGTATTCAAACTTCACCAAATATAAGACCACTACTAAGCCCCTGTCAAAATATTGACGGGGGTTTTTTAGAACATAAAAAGAACAAACCGTGAACAAAACGTGAACAAAAAAATTTAATAGAACAAATCGTGAACAAAAGGTGAACAAAACGTGAACAGCACTGTCAAATTATTGACGCACCTGTCAAATAAATGACATTGACACTGATTCTCACGAGTGATGCGCCATTATTGGAACAAATAGGGAACAAACCAGACTAAACAAAACCAATGAGAACAAACCAAGAACACAACAAATTCAAGCATTTAGTGTCAAATTATTGACTTGACAAAGTGCAAAAAGTATTTTTCTAAAATTCATAGTAAGTGTTAAATAATTGACTTGACTTTATGAGTATTTTATGAGCCGAAAAGAGAACAAAACATGAACACCTGCTTTAAAACAATTTTAAAAGAAAAGTGTGTCAAGCTATCATAAAAGCTAGTGACAAGCCTGTGATTTTTTGATATTCTGTTTTCATAGTTGATAAACACAAAAAACAGACCAATAAAAAAAGTTAAAAAAATAATAAAAAAAAGCTTTACATTGTTTTAATGTTTTGATACTATAAAAACATAAGCGGTATTGGCAAGGCCACGTAAATTTCCGCTTTTATCTCCTGAAA